ATTCCACTAACGAAATTCGTCGCATTTAAAACTCTTATCTGGTCGGTGATGACTGCTGGCATTATTTTTGCAAACTATTTTAGTTCGTAATTGTTATTTATGTGTAATCCAGTGACAATTTTGTTGTTCTTTGGATTTGGGGAGCTGTTGATAATCCTGTAAGTCCATTCAATGTATTCACAGTGTATGCTAAACCCACAGCTCCTGTTGTAAATTTAGCGTAAGAATACGCACCATAGTAATTACCTGCACCTGAACTAAGTCCTGTTACGCTGAGTCCATGATTTGCTGAAATCTCAGTGTGCACCCTGATAGTTTGACCTGAACCCACTCTTGTGATATGACTTACTTGATATACACCATCAAGACAAATTGTGCTCACACCAAGGACTGCTGATCCGTTTGATGTTCTTGCTGTCACACCACTACCAACATTTGATCTACTAACCACAAAATAATCACCAGTCCCTATTCCAGTTTCTGTAAAACCACCAAAATCATTATCTCTCAACACAGAATTAGATGGAATGGAAAACTCAAATTGTATTCCTTTTGTGGTAGATCCAATACCAACGATCACTCCTTGGTCACCCTCCATGGTCACACCAGAGATTGATTTGTATGGGTTAGTAAAACCAGTTGTACCAAATCCAGTGTTATCTTTATCCGTATCAACAATCTTGACACCAAAACTCGAAGTATTAGGATCCTCAGTTTTTGTAAATCCTATTATACCTGATTGACCATATACCACCGTATCTGTAACTTCTACATCTTTGATAATACGGGTGGCAGGGAATATCTGCCCTGCATATAGTCCTCTCGCTTTACTTATTTTAGAACCATCTACAATTTTATCATGTGCTTGCTTTCTCCATGTTACTGGTCTTAGGGGTGTTTTAGCAGCAGTGATACCTTGACCTTTGTATATTGTGGTTTGCAATGTATCTCTTGAAACTGTTTCTCTTATTGTTCTTGAGTTTTGTGTGAGAATAGATCTGTCTGATGGTGGACTATTGATGGTAATTATGTCACCTTTAGTAATTGTTTCTACTGCCTCTGCAGTTCCTATGTCAGCGTCAGTTCCACGATAGAATAGCACTTGTAGAGAGGAACCTGTTGGTGGTGCTTCAGTAAATTTGATTTGTGTGCCACCAGTAAACTGATATGCCACACCAGGTTTCTGCAAAACATCATTTATGAATATCAGTAGTACATCATCAAGACTTATCGGACTACCTGCTTGTGTTTCTATACTTATTGGTGAATTGTTTTCAGTGATTGTAAATTGTGTTTTACTACCATTGAACTCGTCAGAGAAATCATCTAATATCTGAAACTTACCTAACACCCAACCAGAGAATTTATCATCACTGGTCTCAGTCACAGTGAAGGTGGCAGGTTGGAAATTAGTACCAGCACTAAAGTTTGTTGGTATACCTGCTATGGTGAGTTGTTCACCCACAGTAAAACCATATCCTGTATTTGTTATTTCAGTTTCAGATATACTATCACCTATTCCAATCTTTATTGATACAGATGCACCTATACCAGTATTAGCACTTATGAGTTTTATATCATCATAACCATATGGAGAATCAAATTCTAATAGAGGCACGTTGGTATGAGTGTAACCAACACCAGGTGTGCCATCCATGAATACTTTCTTGATTCTACCATCTTGCACAGAAAATGTACCTGCTGCTGCAGTTGTTGGATTACCACCTATGACCCTGACTTTGAATTGTGTTTGAGCACTTCTATAACCTGAACCTGTGTATCCCATTGCGACAGTTATAGTACCAAAACCAGAGACCACAGCAGTTCCAAAACCTGCCTTTATCTGTTGATATCCAAATCCTTCTGAATTACCAAGACCAGATATAATACCTTTCCTAGGCAATCTATTAGCATTTACATCAGAGGTGCTATAAGTCTCTGTCAAACCTGATATATTATTGCCAGTAAATGTAATCGATGTAGCACCACCAACTTCATTGTAATTATAATCAATTTCAGGTTTTTGAAATGTGTTATTAATAAGTATCACACCAAAATCGGTATTGATTCCAGTTATATTTGATCCACTACTTGTCATGGTGAATGTTTTACCAACACCTGTGAACCCTGAAGAAAGATCATCTAGTAGGAAATTACCTGTATAATCAGATCTTATAAATGATCTTCCTTGGAATTCAGATCCCTCAACCACATCAGCAACGAGTAAGTTATGTGTACCAATACCTGATGAGGTGAGAGTGATTGCTACCCCTGTAACTGCATCACCTTTTGTTTCAGCAAAAGAAAAATTATTAGTTGCATTTTTTATGATAAAATAATCTCTATTTCCTGTCAGGGGGGCAGGTGGTGTAATTGACCTTAATTTTACTTGTGTGCCAGTATCAAATATTTCAGTTAGAGCAGTGAATACATTTGCTCCTACATCAACAGACGCTGATGACACTCCTATTTTTTGCCTTGTTCCACCAAAAGGAACATCAGCAAAATGTATTTTATTTTGTCTTATATTGTAATCACCTTTCAATAATGTTACCGTCGAATTGCCCGTATGTGACTCTTCAAACGTGCCCATCCACGCTCTGTCTAACAAAACATTGTTTGACATAGTTCCAAAACCAATGACTTGTATTCTTAGTATTTCATTTCCTATTTGAACCAAATCATATTGATTGAAACCCCTTATATCTGCAAATCTTACCTCACGATTCAACATCGTGTTTTCTGTTGTTGTTGCTGTACCAGTATTACTTAAAAGTGGTGACTGTATAACATTGTCTATTGTGATGATGCACTTTGTATCAAGTTTCTGTGCAGTGAATCTATGTGTAGAACCAACACCCACAGTTGTCAATCCAATAGGATCGTTCGCTAAAGCTAGTGCTTTAGAAGCAGCAACTTTAAATCTATCTTCATCTACTTTGATTACGAATACTGATGATGGTAGTGTTGTATCAGCACCTATACCACTACTGGTGTGATCAATACCAATAGCAGTGTTTCCTGTTGCATCATATGTCAATTCTTCACCAGTGACATAAAAATGATTTTTGATGACAAAAGTATTTGATCCAAGTAAAACATTTGTACTAGATGCACCATCAAACTCATGAGAGAAAATAGGATCACCCTTATGTGTAAGGTTGAATGACCTTTGAAAACTCTCACTTTCAGTATTGAATTGTTTGTTGAGTGACCCTAATTGAAATGACATTATAGGTTATATGTTTGATTACTTGATACTGAATCTGGTTTATCAATCTTGAGTTCAGCTACTCTTACTGTATAAGCCTTGTTTGCCACTGGTAAGAATCGTAACTGAGTATTACTACCAGTAATATGTATGTCAGTATTATCAATGTTACGTTTTTCAGCGTCTGCTGTGTACAGGTTATTATATTTGTTGTATGATGCATTACCACCATAGGAATTAGCACCGACCACGAATGCAGAGTATGTGCCATCAGTGGTATTATTAATCTCAACGTGGAATCTACAAGTTGTGTAGTTGCTGTATGATTTTACTGATATAACTTGTAATGACGGTGATCCGTTTGCAACGATTGTTGTGAATGTACCGTCAAGTTCAGTATCTCCTATCACATAAGATCCAGTGATACCAGTATTACCATGTGTTTGTGCGACCCCCACTGATCTTGATAATGCTGATACTGTTACTGCCATACCCACAGGTGCGGTGTGTCTAAGTTTTAATACATTACTCAACATGTTGACTTGGAATGTACCTATGTCTGTATCAGCGTCCATATTACCAAAGTTGGTGAATAAAACTTTGTTCGCTCCATCTGCTAACCAAGTAAACTCATCTATTTCTTTTTCACCTAAAGGTCCTCTCGCTGATACAAGGATACTACCAGATTTGTACATGGTGCCATCAATTGCATCTACTTCCTGAACCACTAAAGATCCAAACACGTTGAGTTGTTTTGTCATACCCTTGTATTCTTGGAATCCAAATGATGTTGAAGCGACTCCCACTCCATTAGTGATAACTTCTTTGTGGAATGTAATATCATAACTAAATGATGAATTATTAGGTACAAATAATACACTCGCTAGAGGTCCGTTCACATCAGTTGTAAATTCTCCAAGATCATCAGAATCACTTAGTTCTGAGTATGTATTGAGATATGCGTTTGTGCCATCATGGAACACCACGAACTCAGAATACTGAGTTGCATTGAATGATATGCCAAGAGATGCATCAAGCACCACCTGTGCATAATATTTGATTGCACTGATACCATCACCACCAGGTCCTCCTGTCAACATATCAAATGTATCAAGTTCTACAGACCTAATAAGATTAGGGTCAGAATAGAATTGAGGACTTAGATCATCAATTTCTAAAACTCTATTTGATTTACATATGATTGCATCACCAAATCTTCCAGAGGTAAATGTTACTTCATCACTTATATTTTCATCAAGGTTTGTATTTTCACTTACAAGATCAAAATTATGATTGTCAAGTAGTGATGCTTCTGCATCAATAAGCACAACCCCACCTGCTCCTGAAGATATACCTATCGGTGGTGGTGAATTGTCATTATATCTAAAACTTCCTATTCCAGTTGGAACAGAATTGATAAGAAGATCTGAGTGTTTTTTGAACCCTGCTATGTGTGCGAGAGAATCAACTGGTTCACTCCAACTATTGATGCCAACAAAACTTTTAAGTGAGTATGCAAAACTTTGATAATAATCATTGTCTTGTACCCTTTGATAGAAGTCAGATAGTTTACCTGTGTCTCTTTCCCACCCAAACGGTTTCTCAGTTGATGTATCAAGGGTAAAATGACCTGTGTATTCTTGAGTAGAATCAATAGCACCACCTGCTTTAGAAAACTTACCTGTGACTACATCACCAGTATTGAACCCAACAAGAGTGTCAATACGTAAAACATTTCTTGTTTTTCCTTCACCTATTATGACTTTTGCCTCTTTACCTGATGATGACACCACTGGTTCACCATTTAGGAAGGTTGATTCTATAAGATTTACTTTGAATTTAGCAAGGTCTTGATCCCTTGTTACTGTACCATACTTTGCAAAATCATGTGTGCCAGGATCTTTGTCAACTTCATATGTTATTGTTGCTCCATTTACATTTCCAAAAGCAGTATCAATCCCAGTGAGTGTGAATGTTTGATATCCAAAATCAGAGGAGTTGTAACCATTACCTGTTGAAACACCGATATTCTCAACAAATACTTTGTCACCGACGCTGAATGGCATAGGTATGGCTGTGTTGAATCCTGTAAGAGGAGTTTGAAGTCTGAGTGTTACGTTAGGATCATTGTATGTGGCACTTATAATACCAACACCATTACTATTGTTTACAGCGAGTAATTCAACATCACCTGAACTAAGATTACCGCCAGGTGTAACGATCTTGACATTAGACACTGCTCCACCTTCTATCTCTGCCTCAAACTTAGCATTTTCATTTACTGTATTTGTTTTGCTATTGTAAACTACAAACTCAGGTGGTGTTAGATAATTCTTTCCTGTCGATGTTATAGCAACACTATCTACAGCAAAGTTATCCTTCAAAAATAGAACCTGTGGCACAGCTGCCTGTGGTTGAAGTGTCAAATCAGATGGATAGTCGTATCCAGTGTCAACCATTTGCACCTTATCAATAGCACCTATAACTTTACTAAATGCTTTGAGATTTGCTGATGACCCTGTTGTAGATGCCACGGATACTTGTGGTAAATCTTTGTAGAATAGACCCCCACCTTGTAATAAGACTCTTGCCACACCACCAGTGACGTTGGTGGAGTTAGTAATATAAGAAATTTGAGATGCACTTGAGTATCCAACTCTTTCTGGCACTCTTGTCAAATTGAAACCAAATGTATTTGTAGTGGTTGTTGATATTGTATGACCACCTGTGAACTCACTTGGGGTTACGAAAATTTTGGAGAAATCTTTTATGTCTTTGTCAGTCTCAATTATTTTTGTATTTTGAAGTGGTAAAAACTTATAGTACAATACATCTGGCACACGATTGGTGAAGTGAATGGATGTTTTCGATCCAGCGTTACCAGGTATACCTGAATTGACTACTTCTATTGCAGATTTTCCTGTACCTACAAAAGGTTTGTTGAAGGTTTCATCTAAGAAGAATGACAATTTTGTATTTTCAAGCGATATGTCTGATGTATCAACTTCAAGAGTATCCCCTATTGTAAGTGATATAGGTGGGTTGATAGAACTACCGATACTTACAAATCTTGTGCCAGGATCATAGACTGCTGTGACAGAACTGGTTGCAGATGATACAACTGTAAGATCAATTTTATCATCAGGTCTAAATGTATGATTATTAGATGTAGCAGTTACATTTATTATTCTTACTGTGCCTGTTACAACATCTCTCTTTGTTTTGAAGAAGTGAGTATTACCAATACCTACATTAGCACTCAACATCACTCTTTCCAAGTCAGACCCTATGCCAGTTCTTGTGGTAACAATACCAATGAGATTTTTGTCAATTTTTTGAACAAATACCTCAGGTGGCATGGGTCTGGTGAAAGTAACATTGACACGCTTCATAGCGTCAGTTTGATACTTGATTGATGTACCAGCACCAGGATTGTACTCTACTTTATCACCTGTTTTGAATGGGTGATCTGGTAAGTAAAAAGATCTTGTTGGTATGAATATGTTTTTTGTATCGTTATTATGGAATGATGTGATTTGATTACCACCTCTTCCAGCTACTGTAACTGTGGTACCGATTCCTACACCAAATGTATTACCTGTACCTACAGAACTCTCTGCGTTGAAGTAGTAACTTACATCCTCAGGTGTATCTAATATAATTGATTTTTCTAATTCATAAGTAAATTCATTTTCAAGTCTTGTTACTTTAGAACCAAATGTATGAGCAGCACCAGTTGTACCATTCTGTGCTCGCAATAATTCTAATCTATTATTCTTGACATCAAAGTTGACTATTTTGAGTTGCTCACTATCAATCTGCACTATGTCATTGATCTTAAATTTATTTCTTGCAGTGATGTCAGGCATCCATTCAGTTATTATTACACTGGTTGTAAGTCCTGTATTTGTTACACTCGCCATTGATATACCTAGACCAGTGCTTACATTTTTAAGACTTATTCTTTTATTTGCTGTAAGATTGGAGTGAGTGTCAGTAGATATACCTATAATTTCTACAAATGAATTATTTGAAAGACCATGAGGTTCTGTGTTTATAGCAGTTACCACATTACCATTTGATACTAACACTACATTTGGTATTGAAGTTATAGTTGATGTAATCGTTGTTATGCCAGGTCCTTCTACATGACTAACTTTTCCTATAGCACCCTTGCCCTGAGTTTTTTCATTGTCAAATACTAGACTATCTCCGACATTATAATTTTTACCTGCTGTAACAATATCAATTCTCTCTATACCACCACTTTTGGTATTTGATATTTGAGCATTTAAGTTGGTATTCTTATTTGCATTTGGTACAAACTCATACTCACCTATATTGTATGGTTTGGTATTTCGCACAAGATTCAATGCAATTGGATCAAGATCTTGTATAGACTCAAACGCTATGTTAAATTTTTGTAGTTTTGAGTGATAAGTATCACCAATTATGTAAGGGAATGTTGGAGTTCTAACACCATTGAAAGGACTATTAGCGTTTTGTACTTCTATAGGATTGACTGTGGTGTAATATGCATACACTCCATTCGGAAATTCAGGTGTAGCTGCAAATCTACCGTTGTGCTCATCAAGATCACCAGTGCCTTCAACATAGGTGAAATCTTCCACAAAGAAACCAGCTGGATATAGGCTGATGTTAGGTCCATCAACTCTTTGACCTGCTAACTTACGATAACTCGATTCAAGATACTTCTTACTACCATCCACCACTGCGTAAGGTCCGTAAATTGGGTTTCCATCATAAGCCCAACCTATTATTGGTGAATGATCTTGACCCACATCACCCAAGAAGTTTCTAAGATTCCTAGGCACATAGTAATTGACATATGGATTACCTAATTCTGCAACTCTCGGTGTCTCTAAGAATCCATCATCCTCCTTTACATCACCAAACTTAGCATATCTTTCTACTTGGTTTATTCTCCACTCTTTCACAGATCCAGAGAATATAGCACCCTCACCAGGTGTTTTGGCTGAAGCGGTGGTATTTGCTTGCGAATAACCAGCACCTTTTGTAATAATATCAATGCTTACAATTGTTCCATTAGAAACATTTGCTTTCGCTTTACACCCTACACCATCACCCGTTATAATGATGTCAGGTGTGCTAAAGAAATTTTCTCCACCATGTTTGATGATTATTTGGTCAACTCTACCATTTACAATAAAGGGTTGTAAGAATGCGTTCTTACCAACTGTCGCCTCTATAGTAGGTTTGTAATTGTCATTTATGACTGTGGATCCATAATCACTCCCTTTTTCATTTACATGAACAGAAATAATATTACCACGTATGATGGGTGTAGCAGTGGCATTGGTTGTGGTTATACCTTGTCTACCACTTATGTCTATTGATATAGGTGGATCTTGAAATACATGAGTTCCTAGTCCGTTGTCCTTGAGTTCTACGTGAGTAGCAAGACCAACTACCTCACATAACCTAAAGTTATTGTCATCAATCTTATCAACAAAATATTCAGCATTGTTTGTTAGACCGCCAACAACACTAAGATTTGATGAGTACTTGACTTTCTCAGAATCTAAAAATCCATGTGCAGGTATGTTTACAGTATTTGTAAATGTGTTTATACCTGTGATTGTTTGTATCTCTCTGTTTTTGAATAAACCAGTATCCTCTACAAGAACTTTATCAACTTTCTGTCTTCTCGCTGTTGTTTTGAGTCTTTGTAATCCACCACCATTCGATGTAAAAGGTATTGTGCCTATGCCAGCAAGTGCCTTGGTTTTTGATTCTGATAGATGAATTTGGAAATCATCTATTTTTACAACGAAATATGGAGCAGTATCTACAAGTGTGCCAGGTGTTACTCCTATACCTATGGTACTACTTCCATTTGCATCATATATTACTTCCTCTGCATCCTTGAATCCATGAGGGGCAGGGAAAACGAGTCTATCAGTTGCAGTATTGACTATTCCACCAGTCGAAGTAGAATCAAACTCTACAGTCTGATTGACAAACTTCATTTTTGCTCTCGCTATGGCTGTTGTATTATTCCCTCCAAGAATTTTTACTGTAGGTGTTTCTTCATAGTCAAAACCCTCAGTGTCTACAAGTATTTCTTCTAATGTTCCCTCTACTTGTGCAATAACAGACGCTGCAGTGCCCGTATGTCCGTCTTGTGTGACTGTCAACTTAGGTGGGTTGACAATATCAAACCCAGAACCAATGTTTAGCACCTCTACACCTTGCAAAGGTCCAAAATACACAATGTCAGATGACTTATATGAGTATGCTTCTACACCATTTGCAAATAAACCTACACCACCCTGCACAGTTTTATCTTTTGTATCACCAAATTCAGGGTCGCTAAATTTTCTCAATATTTTTTGAGCACCTAATTCATATCCAAATATTGAAAATGGAGTTAGAGTATGAGATGTGCTTCCTTGAATGTCATTCCCAATAAAAGCAGTCAGGAATTGACCCCTTCTCACGTTTTCACCTGTGTACGCAAGTTTTACAGTATTGTCATCTACCTTTTTGATATAATATGCTTCACCCTCATTCAAATTTGTAAGTGTGCCAATACCAGATGATGAATATACTACAAGATCACCGTCATGAAGCTTGTGATCTGGTAAATTTATTTCTACTTGTGTTGTGGATATACCAGAATTAGTAAATGATCTAATTCTCTTTTGTGGATCAATAGTCCAATGAGGTAAACTATTAGATGCAACATATGCAGAAGTATCATCTGTATATGTGTTCTGTATATCAGCTGTAATATTTTTTTGTAGTTTTAATCTTCTTCTTATCTTATATTTTTTATTGAAATCTAAAGCTGGAACGTTCACAGACACTGATCCAGATGGGTTATTCTTATCAAATACAAATGTTATACTACCAAGCAAAACGCTGGTGGGATCATTTTGATCGATAACTTCTATTTGATCACCAACATATAAAGTATGTTCGGCTGCAAGTTTCAGAACGTAATTATTTGTGCTTTGTAAGAAGAATGTTTCTACAGTGTAACATGATGCGGTATTGTATATCCATGTTGTATACAATAGATCTAATTTTTGTTTTCCTAATTGTGATATGTTGATTACAGCGTCTTCTTGTTGATTTATTGCCGACCCTACAAATTCATTGAGAACCCCTAGCACGTTGAATTTTACAGGAGAATTTAGATTGCCATTTTCGTAAGAAGTAGCTATTATACCTGATCTTACAGTTGACCCAATACCACATGGTGATGTAAGAGCATCAATACCAGTGAATTGAGTATAGTTTTTACCTGTATACTCTAAAATTCTATTCTCAAATGATATTGTTCCCGTAGCACCAAAACCAATAGTTGAATCAACGTTTAGTACAGTTGCACCAATACCTGAGGTATTTGTAATAAATGTCTTACCAATCTGTTGAAACTTACCTATTGTGGTTCCTTTTGATATAGCAATCTTAAAATATGATTTACCACCTATTACTGCTCTTTCAACACTATTGATTGATCCACTGGTTTGAAGAGGTGTTGTCTCTTGTATCAAACTTTGACCTGATATTTTGAGTGGATTACCAGATACTAATTCACATACTAAGACATCATTTACAACATAATCAGCATCAGATGGTTTTATAACAAATTTTGATGGTTGAATCATATCAACCTTTTCACCATACAGTGCACCAAATAATATCTTGAATGCTTCTTCAGTTCCCTTAGACTTGTAGAAATCTTTTGATTGTCTTATAAAATTACTTTGATCTAATTTATTAAATAAATTTCTTTCTGAAAAACCTGGTAAAATTTGTTTCTTGAGTTTTTTGAGAAACTCATTTAGAAATACATTGCTTAGATTAGTTACCCTATCATCCACACCATGTGTTCCAATACCTGTTTGTGTGAATGTAAGGTATTCAGGACTATTTGTTTTTCTATTATTTTCTATACCACTAAAACCCCTTACGCATCCAGTAAATGATGTGCTACCTATGCCAGTGTATGTGATTATCTCATTATTGATTTTGAGAAGACCCCATTGACTCGGCCACCCCTGAGTGGAGTCAACAAATATAGTGGTATCTCTAGCATTTGCATATTGTGAAACTGACGTAAACCCAGTTAGGGTTTCAGTGTTCAAAAAATCAAGACTCTTATACTCTACAAGATTATCAGCTATGTCAATTGACCCACCCTGAAATTCTTGAGAGAGATAGTATTGTTTCATAAACTCGCCAAAGCGAGGATTCTCTGAGTCAATTACCTCTGGTATCTGACTCTGAATTATTTCATGTACTTTTACTTTTGTAAGCGATGTCTGGATCATTAGTATCCGTATCCACTACTGGATGATGTTGTTGTGGTTGTTGTTGTTGATGATGTAGTTGATGTCGAAGAAATAGGTGTAGATGAAGTATCTATCGAACTTGTGGGGGTGCTTGTTATAGGTAAACTATCTGGTGAGTGCGATGAACCTGTCATCTTATTACCATTAGGCATGGTGTGGAATGCACCATAGTAGGGTTGCCCATTCACATATCCAACTAACGTGGTGCCAGATGATGTGCTTGTGATCATCGCTCCTCTTACCTTTGCACCATTTGTATAACTTGATTGAGGATTGTATCTTGTTCCAGATGTATTCGCACCAGAAGATATTGGATCTTCTCTCATAAAGAAATTACTATTCGATACATCAAACTGTAGATATAGTTCTTTTCTTGCTAATACATCGTTTGATTGTGGTATTGCTTGAATTTCAACAATGTTGTCAGCTAACAGAGTTGAGGTAATATTCACCGTATCTAAAATTACCTCACCCTTCGCATAATCAACAGATCCAAATGATGTGCTCAATATCTTGACAGACGAGTCTGAATCAATTTGGAATAAGAATAATGATCCTTTGTCACCTGACACATGTTGATCAGAGAAATAAACTGTTCCCGATACTCCTGATACATTGAATCCAGTTGATTTGATATTATAACTTGACTCATTTCTATGGAATGTATTATCAAAACATATTTCATATTGTGCAAACTTGTCGATCTGAGCAACTAAGTTTCTTCTCATTCTAATCGTAGTAATATTTGAAGTGATAGAGTCATCTACTCTATCAATTAGTGACAACACCTTACTATACTTGAATCTACCACCAAACTTATTCAATTCAGTCCCACTTGCAAAAGTTGTCAACGATGAAATAACATCAGTCTTGAGTTTATCTGGGTCACCCACAAAATTAGAGTTATAGTAAACATAACTGTCTATTTCAACATATAAAAACTTTAAATCAATCAACTCAGGCACGATACCTGCTACAGAGTAACTTTTTAGGGAAGATAATATTTGTTTCTTTGTAAATTCAGATAAGAAAGAACCATTTTTAGGTTTTGCTGCTATGAAAACTCTTCCGTATTTTGGAGGTGTCAATTCTTCACCACCAAAGGCACTCACAGACTCTATATTCGCATACACAGATGGTATGATTGCTTCATAATCACTTGCAGTAACTGCCCTGTGTTGAGAGGAGTATAATCTAGGAGCATAGTATCTAACACTACGTAAATCTTCAATATCATCACCATTTTCTGAGGGATACTGAGGTACCAGAGTTGTTGTGATGTTAGTTTCTGTCGCACCGTCTTGATCCTCTACAATACCTGCAAAACCCACTCTGGCAACACCATTACCATTCTTACCCTCTGTTTTGATGTATGATATGTCAATTACATTACCATTTTCTAATTTTGAACCAAAAATACCATCACCAAACAACACTTCATACTTCTCATCAGTTGTTTCCTGTATCAGATATATGTTTGAAGTTGACGTAACACCTATGATATTATCTACAAGTTTATACTCAGTTGCAGTAGTGCTTGCATTATTTTCCTTTACATTCACTCGTATCGTAGACGTATCTACACCATTATTAGGTATGATGAATCTTTGATTAGGTTGAGAATCATTTATAACGAATCTTGATTCAAGATATTGACCTTGACAAATTTCTATAGTACCTGTTGCCTCTCCATCTAAAGCAGTTCCAGTAACTTTTTCTGGTATCGAGAATAAGTAATTTACATTCGATACTGTGCCATTTGCAATAATACCTGGTTGAAATGTGACAGTTGTGGTTGTCGTTGATATGCCTGACATATTATAATCAACGAGCATTTTTGCTGCTCTTTTTGATCTAGGCACATATCCTATGTTTCTCGCAAGTGATACAACATTTTCTCTAAGCGTTGCACTGTCAATGAATGTCTCATTGACTATCATATTGCTATTATATGCAGTTGTATATGAATTATATGCTAACAGATTTATTATTACTGATAAATTAGATCCCTCAAAATCCATATCCGAGAAATTAGAATTTTCTCTGAGATAATCTTTGATAGAAGACTTTATGTCCTCAAAATTTAGGTTTGTGAATTGTTGCAGTGCCATTATAACCTAGTTGGTTCGAGAATAAAATTGACTGATTGATTTGGTGCGTTGAGACCAACAATATCATAAAATATGGTTACATCAACTGAGTTTTGATCTGGGACTGAATTAACATTCACATCTGTCAACCTTACTCTTGGTTCAAAGTTTTTGATAACTGATTCAATCTCTGATTGAATTGGATCAACATAATCAGCATTTGCAAGTTCAAATAATGAACCGCTTATTCTAGTGCCTAATAATCTATTGAAAAAAATCTCTCCTAGATTAATGCGAACCAAATTCTGTACAGACCGCTTTATCGCATCTTCATTTTTTAGCACAAGAAGATCATCCGTTACAGGATGTTTCTTAAAAGACAGAGAAATATCTTTGAATCCTTTTGAAAAAGTCTGTGCTGGCACTAATTCTTATAGTCTGGGTATATTTATCATTATTTAGAGCAAAAAAAAGACCCTCTATTGAGGGTCATCTTCATGTCCAAGGTATCTGACCTCTATTTCGTCAGGGTGTGGGAACCCTTCATTGTAATAATCCTCTGCTAACTCCTGTACTTTATCCTCCATTTCTTCTTCTGTAATTGACTTGAACTCTAGTGATCCTTTGATGTATATGTCATACAATTCCATGGTCGTTATATTGATCATCGAAAGTATCTATATGATTCTAGTTTTCTCGTGACCGACTCTGCACTGTGGATCTATCCATATTTCATAACCTGCTTTTATCGCATCAAGACAGAATGATACGTCTTCACCACACATATCTTGTACCTCACCTGAGTCAAAAACTTGCATTTGAGGAGCAAACCAAGGATACTTCATCTCTGCATTTTCAAATACACCTTTTTTGATAAGTAACCAACCAAATCCAGAATAGTCAACAGTGAATGGTTTACGTCTCTTGACAATACCATCAACCATCTCATGATTCATCACACCACCATTTTCTTTGAAATCATCCTCTTCTAACCAATGTGCACATGATGTAGTCTTACCATCCTCTGTTGCATACCACCCACCTGCAATATCTTTATCCATCGCAAGAACACGATAGAAACTTTCATTGGTGAATACTATGTCACTATCAATCCATAATTGGTAATCATAGTTGAGTTTGCCATCCCAAGGTAATTGATCAGGTCCTCGTAACACATTTGCACCTAGAACCTTACATCTAGCAAAGTTCACCATAGAACTATAGTCTTGTGCTATTTGTATATTTGCTCCGTTCTGCACCAACTCAAAGCAGAGTGATACGAAATTCTTTAGAAAGATATATGATACACCTCGACCAGGTAAACAAAATACAATACTTTTACCTTTGAGAAGTTCTTTTGCTTTTTCGATATCAAAAGCACCTTCTTTCGCAGTTGGTGATTTAGATACCACCTTGAATCCTTTAGCCATAATTACAGTTCAGTCATAATCATTATAACAGATTATATAGCGTCTATCAACTCAATGATTTTATCTGCAATTATTTTGTGTGCTTTTGCGGTTGGATGTCCACCTTTGTGTCGCATACTGTAATGATCTGGGTTTACTTCTTGTACTCCAAGAATATGTCTGTGCATTAGAATTGGATTATAATCACCCATCAGACTTCTCCAATATCCTTTCTTACGCACCTCTGCCCCTTCAGTGGAGTTTTGATAATATTGGAATGGTTTTGCTATAATAGGTTCATAATGATCTGCGATTATAGAAACATATTTCTGTCCTACACTTTTACAAAATGAGTCAAACAAAAATATATTTTTCCATAGATTTTCACATCCCCATACATCGTTGTACATATTCAAGTAATATTGCTTTGCTAAAACATAATCTCTTCTCTGTGGTGTCCACAATTCCAGTTGTGCAAGACGAGTTATATACTCTATTCTTTGATGCACAGTGAATTGCATGACAACAATATCAGGTTTATTTTTTTGTAAGTAAGTTATTGTTCTTCTTACAATAGCATCATTACTAATACCTTTCTCTGATAAGTTGACATGTCTTACACCATAGTGATCAGACACAACTGTGCTAAAACGCTCGGTTTGTCTATGTACAAGTTCATCACCCCATGTGATGCTGCAACCACTAAAACACAGTGACATCATATTTCATCTCAAATAATTTTGCATCTCCGATTGTATTTACCATGGGTTTTCCCTTGATATTCAAAGATGTGTTCAACAATACAGGACAACCAGTGCGTTCATACCAACACTCTAGAATAGGTCTTAGAATGCTCTCTGAGTCCTCTGGAACTGTTTGTACCCTAGCAGATCCATCGACGTGTATACAGGCAGGTATCGCCCTCTGCTGCTTACATTTATAAACATATGACATATACCTTGAATGTTTAGGCATATCAAAAAAATCCTGTGCATGTTCTTCTAACACAGCAGGTGCAAAGGGTCTGAACTTGTCCCTTTTCTTGATTTCGTTTACTAGGTCTTTGGTCTCTGCTTGTCTCGGATCCGCCAATAGACTTCTATTACCGAGAGCACGAGGACCATACTCAGCACGACCATTTGCAACACCCACGACTCTTTTTTCGAGGAGTGCATCCACTACTCTCCTTGGATCACATAACTTTTGTATATTATATCCTAAGTATGGACTAAAGGCAACCTTGCCACCATAGGCAAGACACGCTGCTCCTAGAGCACCCCCTGCGTCACCAGGACAAGGCATAATCCACAGGTTATACATTTCCCTCAATCCAGTGTTTACCACACAGTTGAGAGCGACTCCTCCACCATAGCATATGTTCTTACTATATCGTGATGCTATATGAAATATCTCGTTTAGTTCTAATTGCAATATTCTCTCTGCACTCTTTGCAACATCACATTTATCGTAATTACCTAGTCTGATACCTTTGTGATTATTTCTGCGTAATGCTCTCTCAACCACATTCAAGTTGACAGGGTGACCGTATGCTGCCATACCCATAAAGATGTATTCTTCATCAAGTGGACGCAAACCTGCCCACTTTGTCAACGCAGAATACCATAATCCGATAGATTGCGGATACCAGCGTGACCACACCTTTTTGTAACACGCATGCCCTTTGATATACTTCGCTGTCCATATTGATGTGCAATCCCATTCACCTATACTATCAACCACCACACACACTGCTTCATCAAAAGGTGATGTCTGAAACGCTGCTGCAGCGTGTGACTTATGATGACTATGATATTCAGTAGGTTTCAGCGATAGGTGTCTTTCTCTATACCACGCCTTCTGACCTGCAAAGAACTGTCTAGTCCTTTTCAACCATGGTCTTTCATAAAACGCTATCTTACTATCTGTAGATAGAAGTTTCGCTGTAGACGCTGCTGTGACATCAAGATGTTTGTCATGCTTTATTTTTGAGTATCTCTCTGAGTGTGCTGCATAACAAATCCTACCATTGTTGATAACTGCTACTGCAGCATCGTGAAACCCTTCACTAAATCCAATCACGTAATCTGTTTCGCCTCCTCATATCTCTCATATCTCTAATCATAACATATTCTTTCGCTATTTTCTCAAATTCTTCTCGTTCGGGATAATCGCCTGGATGTGTGGCATTTCGTGGTATTTCATTCTTTTCAAAACCAAAGACCTCTTTATAGTCATCTCTATCCATATTGAAGTATACAGGTTCTATTCCATTGTGTTGTAGATACTTTTCAATTCTTCTTATATTTCTTACAATACCATCAAGATGACTCCATATGAGTCTTTTATCTTTCTTATATGTCTTTATAACGTCACGCTTTTTATATCTCTTGAGTTTGCTTGCAAAACAGTCAACTAAGTTCTCTTTGTATGGAATTACATTTTTTCTTGATCGATATAATTCCAGAACATATATTTCTAATGGTTCTACTGTTTCTACTTTAGGATAACCAAGCATATACTTACCCATGAGTGAAAAAGGATTGAACAATATATCAACATCTATTAGTTCATCTACAAGAGGTCTAACAAGTTGAGTATTTGTTGCAAGATACTTTTCTAAAAATGTCGAAAGATAATTTGCACCTGGTGATACTGGAAAATGTTTTTGCCTTTCTCTTATATACTTGTCAGTAAAGAATACTTCCACAGGATCTTTACCTTTCATGAATTCATCAGGTGGTCTTCTATCACTCACGCTTCCAAAATAATCTACCATCAGGTCACCACCCACTTCACTCGTATTAGAAAAGAGTTTAGTATTATCGATAGGACTCTTTTCTACATCTCGCAAGAATGGATGGACATCATCGTATACAACGTCAGATATTTGTCCAAATGTTGTTTTAGTTTTTATTGGTGTCTCTACCACTGATTGCCCAGTTCTAACCAAATATGACTTTTCGATTCTTCGTTTATAATTGTCAGGGTCGTGCCACTGCTTATAGAAGTAAAATCTACCTCCAGTCTTTGTATATGTCTTTCTGTTGATCTCAATAAGTTGCATCAAGTGCATCTTACCCATGTTGGGTATTGCCCAATAATTAATCTTCATCTTCGTAGATGTATGGGTCTTGGCGACGCAACTTCCAGAGTTTATACTCGCCTTTTATCCACTGCCATAGTCTCTTCATACTTACCCCATTCGTTAGGTATATATCCAAAAGTTTTTTGGAATTCAATGTATATATCTCGTCTTTTCTGCACACAATAATCATACATGATTTTATCTATATCTTTTGTATCTGAGTATTGGTCTTGAAGGTATTTGTGTTTTGGATAATTTGATCCCATATTCGGATAGTAAACGTTTTCGTGGACTTTCACAATATCATAATCTAAAAAATCTGACAAATAAGATAATTCTTGTTTTTGTGTAACGGGGTTATCTAACTCCTCCATTACAACTAATCTAACATTGTCCTTGCCCCAAACGCTGCTGTGATTCTTATATATCCGTGAGTAATCGATATATTGATCCCATTCGTGAAATTCTATAGATTCTCTTGGGTTTTTGTTTACATGTCTGTTATATGCAGAGAAAGCACGACGAACTGGATCACGGGCGATAATAGTAACTTTGACATCAAAATACTCCAATATACTATCTTTTATGCTAAGTAGAAACTCTTTGCTCAAATCTGCATTGTGATTTGAGAAATCAGCAACTGCTTGATAATCGTGCTTGATATTGTTCCAATGTTTGCGATAATACCTGATATATTTTTCAATACTCATTTTTGAGTGAAAAAAATCATTTTCTTCCTCTTTTGTCCACAATCCTTTGATATACTTGGAATCTACTGTCAATACAGTTGGTTTATTAGTATATCCCGATTGCAATCTGTTTATTCTCTTTTCGTTCGTTGCTCCGCTTTTATCAAGATTGTTTATACACATATCTGCGTCTTTCTCCAATCTGTAGAGATATTGGTGTTCTTTGCAGTGTCCAGAGTGTGCATACATGTTATCCCAACATAATGTGTAATGAAAGGGAGAACTTGCAGAAAATGCTGTGCCAGCACTAAGAAGTAATTTTATTGCCATTGTCTAGGAATTTCTCCAAATTTTGATTTGTATTTTTCATATAACCAGAATAATTTGTTTCTACCGTACGTAAGATCATCATCTGACAAGTCTTGTAGGTCAGCACTCCACTGATCTCTCAATCCCTGTATCTCAGGTCTTTTAGTTCCTCTTTCTGGATAATATACGTTATCATGCATCTTTTCTATCTTATGACCAATAAAATCAGATAGTGAGGATGGATCTGCCCATACTTCTTCCATAATTACAGGATACACCTTACTAAACGCTTTTGACCAAGTATTATATACATCTACGTAATCAGGGACATTATATGAGGGAGTATCCAGTTGTGACTTCCAAAATGAGATGCTATCTGGATATATTGCCTTTATATTACGCCATTTGAGTTTTTTTGCTGAATCTCGTATTTTCCATTGCGATGGTGCGTCCACATTGTTTGTATAGTGTCTATAAAAGGTTGAGAGTTCAGAATATGACCTTCTTACAGGATGTCTCCATATTGTTGTTACTCTTACGTCAAATTCTTCTTCTAATCTTGGTGCAATCTCTAATAGAAACTTGAGAGGTAAATGTGTGTTGCTATTTGAGAAATCACAGACACCTTTGTACCCGTCTTTCAAATGACTCTTGATATATTGAATATACCAACCAAGTGTTGTGTTTTTACGAACAAAGTCATGTCCTCGGTGTTTATGTTCTGTATGCCAGTAATAATTTGCATGAACTGGTTTATATTTCTTCTCATACAAGAAATACAGCACATTGCACTCCGTTGAGGATCCCTTCAGACAATATCCATTCTGTTCAAAGGTATAACAGAGTGGTTTCGTAGCAGACCACCCTACACCTGCGTTTATGTGCAATACAGGTTTCATTTCATCCATGCCTCAGGTATTCGACCAAAAGTCTTGGCAAAATTTGAATATACGTGATCCATATGCTCTAAACAAAACATTTGAGTGTCAGAATCAAGATCCTCAACATCTGATGACCACTGATCCTTCAAGTATGGGTAATGTGGTGCCCTGCTGCCCATATCAGGGTAATACACGTTTGGATGTATCTTAGAAAACGGAAAATCAAGAAACTCTGCTAATGGTTGTGTGTCACCTGCCCAAAACTCTTCCATAATGATAGGATGCACCTTTTCCTCACCCCAAACGTTACAATGTCTTGTATAGATGTCAGAGTAGTAAGCGTTTGGTTCTAGTCTTCCTACACATACTCTTTTTATATAATCTTTTGGACTTGCAGGTTCATTTTTGTTTGCAACAGAGAACAATCTACGTATAGGGTCTCTAAAAACCATGATTACCTTTATATCAAACACATCAAGCAATTTGTCTTTGATACTCATCATAAAGTCCTCAGTCAGACAAGCATTTTGATTTGAGAAGTCAGCAACTGCTTTATATTCAGTCAAATGCTCAGATAACGACTTATAATAAGAAATATACTTTTCTATTGACCTTTCACCATCTAAAATCTCTTTACCATGATAAATTGTTAGTTCTGGTGGTTTTTTTCCTGTAGTATCTGGTTTGAACGGAATCTTTATACCTTCTTGTAGAGAATATAGGTAAAAATCCTCTTTACATAGTCCTGTGTGTGCATATTTGTTTGTCATGCACAATGTGAAGTGTAAAGGTGACGTTGCAGAGAACGCAGTGCCAGAATTTAGTAATAAAGTTGGTTTCATAGATAAATTTATGCGAGTTCCCTTGATTATTGGTGCAGGTACAGGATGGAGTGCGACAAGTCCACTACATTTGACATTACAGTGTGCAAATAAGTGTAGTCATGCTGGAATTTTAAAAGAAGACCATTTGTTATCACATATTCACTCAAAAAATGCATGGAAGTGGAGAAAACAATGGTATGAAAAACTTATTACAGATTCTATGGTTCCCGTCTGGGATAAACCATATGGAATGAAGAACAAATATGCTTTTCATCAAAATATTGACGAAATTCATGAATTATTCCAAAAACCAACGTTAGAAACCTATATCAAATATTATACTCGACATTATCACAGAGTCAAACACGAATATTCCTATGTTCACGACTTTTCTAATAGTAATGCTTCTCTTCCTTTGGATTTTTTACAAAAAATTGCTCCAGAACTAAGAAAATACTTTAAAATCAAGGTTTTGATAATTTTTAGAGATCCAGTTCGCAGATTATACTCAGAATTGTCACATCATTACCAAAATGACGAAAATTTACGTCAAAAATACCCAACTTCCAAGGATTATTTCTGGAGTTATCTTAAGATGGGGAATTATAGCATAAATTGTGAGTTTGTCAAGCGAATAAAGTATTATAAGTCAATTTTTAGTACCACAACTATCGTTTCAGAGGATCTTTGGGGTGGTAAGAACGATGCTTTAGCAAAACTTAGCAATTTTTTACAGTTCGACATCAAAAACCTATGGCCGAACTGCTATTATCCTGAAATGGGAACAAAAGCACCCAAGCATGAATACCTTCAAGACCAATGGCACTCAGATATGGAGGACTTGACCCATGATGACATGGTTTATGGTCGAAAATTCCTTGCAAAATACTATGATCAGTGGTATAATGAGTTCGGAACAACGCCTTGGAGGTGTTGAGCGATCAAATCGTGACCTTGTTTGTTGGGGTGACCTGTTACGTAGTTCTCTGGACTGCCATCAGGGGTGCCGATCAGGTCATATAAGGTCACCATATCACTCCAAGGTGACAATTTTCTAAAAATGCAGTCATTTTTCACGTTTTTTTCGGAGTCTTCACCCGATCTCCAAAAATAGTGTGGTATGTCTTGCAAATATTGATCTAAAATATACACATTCTTCCATAAATTCATCATTCTCATCTCTTGAGAGTCCAAATATTTGTAAAATACTCGTGCCTCAGTGTTTTTTGTCCATGGAGTGAGGTTTTTCCAGTCATCTTTGTAGTACATAACACGTCTAGGAACCGTAAATTGTGCTACAATGAAGTCAATCTTTGGAGTTTTGTTCACAAACTCAATAGTTTTCATCACCATCATGTCATTTGATATACCACACTCAGCAATATTGGGATGAGACTTGGAAAATCTGTCTTGAAGACGGTTTTCTAATTCATCTCCCCACGTCATACTACAACCAGTAAACAAAATCATGAACAAAAAATTAAAAACTTACTGTATAAGAGCATATCTATCTAGTGGTCGTGCGTCAATAGGTGGTTGGATGCAAATTCCTTCACCAGAAATTGCTGAAATTGTAGGAAACTCGGATTTTCATTGGGTTGCAGCAGATTTAGAACATGGATCTATAGGAATAGACCATCTACCAAATATATTTCGAGCACTTGAACTCAATAATACTCTTCCATTTGCCAGAGTGACCAATGAATTGCAAGCAGTTCGTGCAATGGAGGCAGGGGCAGGTGGTATTATAATCTCTAATGTAGAATCTAGAGACGATGTAGAGAAAATATACTCAAGTATTCAATATCCATCTAGAGGGAAGAGAGGGGTTGGTTACAATCGAGGAAACTGTTACGGTAAAAAATTCAATAATGATCTTGACGATGATCCAATTCTAGTTGGTATGATAGAATCTCAGAATGCTGTCAACAACATTGATGAGATACTAGACTGTAATAAACTTGATGCAGTTCTCATAGGTCCTTATGACCTATCAGCGTCATTCAAAGTGACTGGGCAGTTCGAGAGTCACTTTTTGAGAGGGATTATCAAACAAATAAAAGACACATGTATACGTAAGAATATCGCAGTTGGTATTCATGTCGTGCAACCAGACAGAAATAAACTCAAAGAAGCAATTGAAGAAGGATACACGTTTATACCATACGCTACTGATGGAACACTTCTTTCACATGGTCTTGATAATATTTCCAACAATGACGAAACGCTCCTCTAGATTTTTACGTTCATCGACCCCATGATACAGATAAGATGGGAAGACCATAAGATCTCCTGACTTCTGATGAACTGGGTATAATTTTTTATCACCACTTGTAAAGTAAAAACACTTCTGTTCAGGAACCTTCACAAAGTGCACCCATGAAAGCATTTGTTTTGGATGACTGAAATGATTGTGCTCCTTGATATAACAAGGTACACCTTCTTTTGCTAACTGCCCCCAGATACTACTATAAGAGAATATACCGTTTCCATAAAGACGTATTTTCTTCAAGATCTCTGTCAACTTTGGTGTATATGTTTTGAGTAACTCTGTATCCTGATATATTCCTTCGTCAGTCTTATAATAACCTGTCCAGTGTTTACCATACATGGTATCTTTGACCTGCTTGTGTTTTTCGATACCTTTGATAATATCTTGCTTTGAGATATTCTTACGACGATCTGGCATGATGTCTTCACTATCATATAAACCACGAAAGAAGAAGTCATCACAATACTTCTTGAGAAAGTAGTCTTCTTGACCATGCACCCAGTTCTCTATGTGGATATACATTACTTGTGTCCCCAAATTTGAACTGCACGTCTTGGTGGTGCATTATACATCAAAGGAGTGACACTATGCATTTCTTTTTGTACGATCACTAACTTCCCTGCTTCTGGAATCTCTGCACGTATCTCTCCTTGATCATTTTGCCAGAGAAACAACCCACCCCACCTTTTGTCGAAGTTATTAAGATAGAGAGTCGCTCCGAATACGTAGTCCTCGTCACCGTGCCACTGAACACCTGAGTGTGGCAACCAGTAGTGATAGTTGAGAGTGTACTTGTCCTGTTTCACCAGTGGAAGGTGTTTACGAATCGCCCCAAGTATCTTGAGTTTCATATTGTCTTGGACTTTCGCTGCAAGACAAGTGCCAGCGTATCCGTCATACAGATGAGGATTCCAATTGTTATTGGAGAATGTCCACTTCTCCTGTGATCGAATTGAATCGACTTCTCCATTCAAAGAGTCGATCAAATCCTTTGAGATGGCATTCTGTATGATCTTCAACGGTAATCCACAAATCGATTGTCAATTGGACCTGTGCTATCCCATGCCTTGATATTGATTGATCTTCTGACACCACTGGTCACAGGTGCAACCGCATGCAATTCGTTTTGATCGATAATTCCCATCATACCAATGTGAGGTTTGGAGAAATGTTGAGGTAAGGAATGATCTCTCGTCTCGCTATGGTATTCATGATAACTATTCTCCTCTTTATAATAATACTCACCACCTTCATAGTCATCATTCAGATAAATGTTGACAGTGTATAACCATGGATGATCATGTAAGTGATCATTATATCCTTTTGAGTATAACTGATATCGAACTTCAAAGAGAACAGCACCGACATCTGGAAGATGAGGTCGAATTGTTTCTACGATCTCTTTTCCATGTTCAATTGACAGTCTTTGAAACAACTTACTATGATGAGCACTTCCGTTCATCTTATCCATGATCTCTTTGCTGTATCTCTTGAATTTCTTTTCTTTGATCCAGAGATCGATCTCCTCATTACATCTCTGTATTTGATTTGAAGAGAGTGGGTTGTCTACGAATATCATTTTGCCATCCTCACAATTCTGTCTGCGATCATACGATGACCCTCTTTCGTCGGATGACCATAATGATGATAAGGTAATAACAAATCTGCTATCTTACGATGACCTTCTTTCGTCGGATGATAATGACCCTGTATCTTAAGAGACTTGTCTAATAACAAATCAAATGTTTGGTTTGTCCACTTGTTGATTGAAGTCAAAATCAAAGGCACATTGTTGACCTGACAGTGATTCCGAATTGTCTGCACTTGTATACACTCCTTTGTATCAAAGTATTCTTCACTCATGACACTCTTATAGTAAGTAGTCCAGAATTCAGCATGTTCTTCAAATTTTTCATTGAGTCTCTTTATCGACCCATTCAGCGAAACCAGTTTTCCCTTAAATAACCACTTATGATAATTTGACTTTGGATTGACTCTTATCCAGTCTGGTTCATGATAGTATTCTGTTCTAGTCGGAAAGGTCATCTGTATCACCGCTAAGTCATATTCTTGAATATCATTCTCAACCATTAGATTTCTGACGATTCGATCATTTGACCCACCACATCTTGCAAGGTTAGTTTCTTCTGCCCCCAGTTCATCACACACTAACTTAGAATATCTCTCTTCCTCTTTATTTTCTAACTCTTCACCTTTTGTCCATGAACAACCATCAAAGTAAATTTTCATAACTATATGTGTTTGTAACTATATGTATGAGTAAACCAAAAATGATACTCTTTTGTGGGTGGGGTTGGGCAGCAACTTCTCCTCTCATTTACACTCTTCAGCGTAATTTGAAGTATGCTCATTTTGGTTACACTAAAACTTTCAAAATCCTGTCATCACCGAAGTGGAAAAATAATGAACTGACTTATAAACGATCTGATTCTAACAACGCTGTCAGGATTTATGAAAAACACTCTCAAGGAATTTGGGAGAACTGGGAGAAGGGAAAACCAGGCACTCATCATATGAATCATACGATTGATCTTGAACCATTGAGAGACTTTCCGATGAGTCACCTCGCTTCACTTGTCACTGGTGACCCGTCAATCTCAAAGTACATGGATTTTTTTCATGCACTTCATGATCATGTGATTCTCAAAGGTTATAAGTCTGTAGGTGATTCTCACATGGGTCGAAGACATGAAAATAGAGCACACCACAAACAAGTCAGATTCACAAAAGGTTCTCAAAGTAAAATTGAGTCAAACAAACAATATATTGAGACACTCAAGTCTGAATTTGATGTCAAGGTTCTTCTCATTGCAAGAGATCCGATTCGTCGTGCTTTCTCAAATTATTGTAATTGGTTGACCAAGAATCAAAAACAACCTCTTCCGTTACCCATTCATGACTATGTGTATGACCTCGATAGTATTCGTAGATTTTTCAAAGATAATGTCTATGTCACTGTCATGGAAGAATTATGGGAGGGAGACGGTGTAAAGGGTCTATCTGAATTTTTAGAACATCCCGTTCATAAATCAGACCTATGGGAAAACTTGTATGCACCAGACAGAGGTCACCTGATTGAACATGATAAAGATGTCCCCTGTCAAGCGGTTGGACAAGGCATACTCGAACTGACTCCAGAAATATATTGGCACTACAGAGAAAAATATGATTTTGTTTACGAAAAATGGAAGAGAACTTTTGGAAGTCTACCATTGTACTGGGGAGAACCAATTGAATATAGTTGACAAGTATATGAGAAGGTGTTATACTTTATTTGTTGGACGCAACATGGGAGTGACTGAATAAACTTACTGGCAACTGCTGGTTAAGGTGATGAGACACAGGTGGTGCTGCTTCGAGAGAAGAACCGATCAACCAATCGGGTCTCAGGCAA